CGCAGCGTCAGTTCGACGTAGGCCTGGGCCGCCTTGATGGCGCCGGGCGATGCCATGGGGTGCCTCCTACGTGCTCGTGGCGATGCGGTCCCAGGAGCGCGGCAGGCTTCGGCGGCCCTTCCGCTTCAGGGCCGCAAGGCCCGTCGCCAGGGCCGGGCGCATAAACGGCCGGGCCCGGACGCGGCGGCTGCGGCCGTGGATGCGGGCCCAGCCGCCGTACTCCAGGTCGTGGGGGGCGGGGTGGCGGCCGTGAGCCAGCGGGCCGATGACGACCGATTGCCGGACCGGGTCGTAGGCAAAAAAGATCAGCCGCTTCAGCGGGCTCGGCCGTCGATGCAGCAGCGGCGGCTTGCCGGGCTGGCTCGTCCGTTCGGGCCGGCGGGGCCGGCGCCGGCCCCGCTGCCGGGCGATGCGGACCTGCATGTTGTAACCCTCGCGCTCCTCGGCGGTCAGCGCGCCGAGGGCCTTCTGGGGAGCGTACTTCAGGGCCGACCGGGCGGCAGTGCGGACGAAGGCGCCGCCGGCCGAGAGGATGCCGCGGGCGCGGCGGTCGGCGGCCCGGGCCAGGGCCGATTTCTGAAAGTGCAGATGGAACCGGAAGTCGATGGCGCCGAAGTCCATGCCGCGCGCGCCGGTCGGCCGCAGACCGCCTCCACCTCCGCCCATCGCGATGCGCTTCATCAGGCCCATCGATCAGGTCTCCTCCTCCGGCAGACGCGAGCCGACCAGGCGGTGGCGGACCTCCTGGTAGGCGTCGAGGTACGTCGCGGCCGTCGCGCAGGCGTCTTCAGCGCCCGGGACGCCGGCGTGGGCGCGGACGGCGTCGCGCAGCAGCCGTATCCGCGCATCGAGCCAAGCGGCCGCCTTCGGTCGGCACTCGCGGCAGAGCATGGCTACCCGTCCGTCGCCGCCGGGGGTTTTGAGAGGTTGCCGGCGGCCTCCAGGTCGGCGTGCTTGATCCGGATGCCCTCCTCGATCGCGCGCTTCTCGCTCGCGGAGGGCATCGCGCCGGTGGTCTCGTGGTAGATCCGCAGGACGTAAGCGAGGGCGTCGTTGAAGCGGCGGAGGGACTTGTTCTCCGCGTCGTCGGGCACGTGCTTCTCGGCGAACTTGATGCCCTCGATGATGGCCCCTTCCCACTCCCGCCAGGCGGGATAATGCTCGCGGGCACGCTTCAGGAGGTACAGCAGCACGGCCGCGATGGCCGTGATCCCCAGAGGTGAATTGGCGAACGTCCAGAGTGCATCGAGTACGGCGTTCACGAGTTATCCTCCTTGTTCAGCCGGCGGTCAGCCCGCCGGATCAATCGCCAGGCGACGCGGCCGGCCAGGCCGGCCTCCGGCAGGAGGACGGCCGCCAAGTCCAGGAGAAGCAGCCAGAAAAACCGGCGCTCCTCGCGCTTCAGGCCGTTGTAGCGGACCGCCCGCTGCTCCAGGGCCTGGAGGGCGGCGAGGTTCTCCTGGATATCAGCCCGGATTTCATCCTTCGTCAGGTGGCGCTCGGGCATAGTCCCTCGCCCCTTCGGCGACGCCCTCGAGCGCCGCGACGATCAGCCGCCGGGCCACGCCGGCGGCGGTTTGGTCATCATCGGCCAGGTCCATGGCCTGCAGATGGGCGTCGATCCGCTCCATGACCCGGGCATTCAATCGCTGGTAGAGGTCGAGGCTTCGCGGCTCGTCGACAAGTTCCGCGAGGATCTCGTCCACGACCTGCCGAACCGCCTCGGCGTCCTCGTCGCGCATGGCCGTAGCGGTTGCGTCGAAGATCCGGGCGATCCGTTCGGCCTCGCCCGGCGTGGCCTCCTCGCCCGTGAGCAGGGCATCGGCGGCGGTGGCCATTGTGGCCCGCAGGTCGCCGGCGACCAGATCGACGTCGGCCGGGTCGTCGGGATCGAACCACAGCCCGCCGCAACCGAGGAGGGTCAGCGTCGCCGCCAGGATCACGATCGGTGTCAGGTATCGCATCGCTTCTGTCCTCCAAAGGCCCTGCGGAGCCGGGCCAGATTCTCAGGGCTGGGCGACGCCGCCTCCTCCACCGCGCCCCCCCGGCGCGGGTAGAAATCCCGCGGCCGCGCCGCCCGCGAACGCTTCGGGTCGCGGTGACAGTTCGCGAGCATCGCCAGGAGCGCCGCCGTGTGACCGCACGCCTCCTCTGAGCGGCCTTTGGCCATCCAGAGGAGTTTGCGGAGCGTCAGGGGCCCGGGGTCGACGCTGACGAGGCCGGCGAGTCGCCAGATGAGTCGGCGGTACTCGCCAGGGCCCGTTCGACGAGTTTGTCCACGTCGATCTCGTCCAGTTTCCCGTTCACCGCCACCAGGAGGCGCCGATACGCCGCCGCCAGCTTCTCGGCCTCGCGCTGGATCATTGGCCCCTCCTGGTGGAAAAAATCGACGATCTCCTCCACCAGGGCGGTCCGCGCGTCGGTGATGACCTTGCCGGCGAGGCCGCGGCCGAAGTCCTCGGCGGCGACGCCGTCCGCCTCGGCCTGCTCGCGGCAGAGGGCGTAGAGGACGCGGCACAGCAGGACCGGATCGCGCATCAGCCGTTCCAGGAGCGGCCCCCCGTCGACAAGCTCCAGGAGGTCGACGTCGGCCTCGGCCCGGATCCGCTCCAGGGCCGTGACGTTCAGCTCGAGCCGCCACTGGCGGTCGGCCGTGTCGGAGAACGGGTGCATCGGTGCGGCTCCTTCCCGGCGAGTTGGCCGCGCTGGGGGCCGGGGCGTCAGGAGGAGACGGTCAGCCACTCGCTGAACGTCGCGAGTTTGGCCGTCACGCTGACGGTGATCCCCTCTTCGAGCGGCTCGTTGCGCGTGAAGCCCGTGATGGCGTAGTCGCCGACGGGGCCCTCGCTGCCGGCGGCGTCGCGGGCGCCCGTGAGCGGGGCGAGCCGCAGCAGATCGCCGGCGAGGAAGGCGTCCTTGACGTCCTCGAAGGCCTCGTCGCCCGGCTTCCAGAGCATCTCGAACTCGACGGTGCATTCCCTGAGCGTCGCGGCGGTGGCCCGCCACCCGGAGTTGGCGCGGGTGGAGACGTCGGCCTCGCCCGCCTCCAGGGTCACGGTCACGTCTTTGACGTTGTCGAGTTCGGTCAGGGCCTCGAGGGCCGCGCCCTCCGCGCCCTCGTAGATCTTCGCGTTCATTCCGAGCTGGTAGGTTTCGGACATCGGTTATCCTTTCGTCACGTGCTTATGGGTGCTCGTTTTCGGACACTCCGGCGCTACCACCCCGCGTCACGGGCGGCCGCGCCGCGCATGAGACTGAAGTTCTTGGCGTACATCGGGACCTGGTTCGCCGGGGTGCCTCCGGCGTTATTGATGTAAACGCTCAGGCGCACCCGCGTCGTGGAGCCAATGGGAACGTAGTCCTGGACGCTGAACCGATACCACTCATCGTCGTAGAAGGCGACGTCAGGCAGGGTGAAGTCCTTCTGGGATCGTATTCCCCCGGCATTGAGACGGACCCAGAGCGTTTGGTCTGTCAAGCCGGGGGCGGCCGACGGCAGGTAGACCCACACGGCCGCCGTCACCATGTGACCTTCAAGGTCCTCCGCCCGCTGCTGGGTGTGAAAATAGTCGGCGTAGATGTGGGGCCCGGCGGTGACCCCGTCCGGCGTGAGCACCCACACGCCACCGGAAGCACCAAGTGGGAGGCCCGGCGGGTCGGTGTCGACGTACAGGTTGTCGTTCACGTCATGGTCATCGTGGAGCCCCGCGTCGGCCCACGTCATCTCGTTCGCTTCCTGGTCGTCGGGCGTGCCGTCCGGGCAGTCGCCGCCCTCGACCAGTTGCAGGAATTCCGTCGCCAACACATCAGGCAGGGCCGAGTCGGCATCGGCGCCCGGCGCGAGAACCCGACCGCAAACGCCGCGGTGCGCATCGTTCGGGCCGATGGCTGCGTATAGGTAATCGAAGCCAGCCACCACGCGCCCTTCGACCAGGGCCAGCAGCGTGGGCCGGATGGGCCAGTTCCCGGGGTGGGCCGAATCGTTGCGTTCCCACGATTGCAGGAGGTAGGTGTTGCCCCCGGCCTCGGCGGCGTAGAGTCGCACGTACTCATCGCTGTCGTAGCGATAGCCACCGCCCGTGTACGATTCACTGGAGCACATGAACAGGGCGAGCCGGTCATCGTGCTTGACGGCCCGATAGCACTGGCCGACCGTGTTCCGGAGCAGTTGGAACTCGCCCGACTGTCGATGGACGCGGCAGAGGCCGAACACCGGGTCGTCCGTGGCCAGGTAGCCCCAACCATCACCCAGGAAGATCAGGTCCAGGATGCGCACGTAGCCGCTGGTGCGGTCATCCTCGTGGTCGCGGATCGAACAGTTCGGATGGTTCGCCAGCGCCATCCGGCGCGTGGCGTCGACCACGTCGTCTTCCGCGGTGATCGTCGTGGCGTCCGATTGCGTAGTGTTCTCGATGCCGTCGCCATAGTTGTCGAACATGGCCAAGTACCGGCCCGTGGTGAACTCCACGATGGCCGTCTGGCTGTCGGCTGGGTCCCAAGCGGCAAGCGTCCCCGTCCAGTGGTTGCCGTCTCCCGTGTCGTTCCGCACCACATCGCCGACCCGCCAAGTGGCGCTCTTGTCCTCGGCCAGCGTGACGGCGACGTGGCCCCTGCGCCATGAGTCGTTCGTGATGGTCGTGGTATCGGCGGCTCGCGTCGTGTTCTCGATACCGTCGGCGTAGTTGGTCACCACGTCCGAGTATCTGCATCCACTCGCGCCGAACGAACCGTCGAGACCCACGGTCATGGTCGTTCCGTTGATCGCCCGAATGCGACCTGTCCAGTGGGTGCCGGGAGCGCCGCCGTCGTTGTCTTTGACGACGTCGCCGATCTGCCAAGTGGCGCTCTTGTCGTCGCCCGTCGTGACGGCGATCCGGTCCTCCAGCGCCCAGCGGCCTCGCCAGGTGATCGGGTCGTAGATCAGGCCGGAGGCGTTGGTCCAGATATCCCGGCAGACGAGCAGGCTGTTGTGATCCTGGCCGTCGCCGCACATGACGTACAGGGCGTCCTCCTGGTCGTCATACACCGCGCCGTGAAAATGGAGGATCGTGGCGACCGCGCTGTACTTGCCGACCGTGATGAGCGGATTGCCGTCGTCCCAGGAGCCGGGATTGTCGCCGACGTGGAGCCCGCCGTCGCCGGAGTAGTAGAGTTCCGGCCGGAGCGTGTTGTTGCAATAGGTGGCGAAGAAGATGCGACCGGCGCCGCAGTCGCAGATGTTCCTCGCGTGCTGGTACGTGCCGCTCGCAATCGTCAGGAGCGTGTGCCAGCCATACGCCTGCGGGTCGATGGACCGCTCGATCTGCAGGCCGCTCTCGCCCGCCCCGACTGTGGCCGCGAGGAACGCGCTGTGCTCGCCCGCATAGGCCTCGGCGGCGGTCATGTTCGCCCCCGCCAGGTCGTCGCCGCCGTCGTCCTGGTTGTCCACGCCGTCGGCGGCGTCCACGTCGGCCAGCGCGCCGGTGTCGAGGCCCACGACGAGGGTCAAGACGGAGCCGGACCAGCCGATGTGCTCGAGCGTGCCTGTCCAATCGTCGCCTTCCGCGCCGCCGCCGTCGTTGTGGTTGCGGACGCGGTCGCCGATGACCCAACCGGCCGTCACCTTGTCGACGTCGCCCGTGATGACGACCCACTCGCGGTCCTGGACGCTGACCTTCCAGACGTGCGACGGGATGCCCTGGTAGTTGCCGTGCTGAACAAACTCGATGCCCTGCTCGTCGGGGTTGGCCGAGAACCACACGTATCGGTAATCGTCCGTCGCCTCCTGACCGAACCACGTGGCGATGCCCTCGCCGTGGTCCTTGAAGGCGAACGCGCCGAGCGGCTCCGTGAAGGCGAGCCGCCGCCGCATGCGCGCATCGTCGTGCCAGACGTGGCGGCCCTCGATCTCGGCCGGGGCGCCGTCGTCGTCGAAGCCGATGGTCTTGCCGGCGGTCCCGTGGGCCATATCGCCGAGATTGATGTGCGCGCCGAACGGGCTGCGGTAGGCCATCACCAGGTCCCCCCGACGATGGTGACGACGTCGCCCGGCGTGCCCTTGATCTCGATGCCGGCGAGATTCACGTGCACGAAGGTGTGCCATTCGCCCGGCACCCACGGCACATCCGACCCGTC